TTTGATTTGTATCCGGCATTAGAATAACAGCATCTATATTCATAAAGTTGTGTTCAAAATACATAAACTTATAAATCCACAAAGTATCCATAATAGCTTGACTACATTTGAAAGTATCAATCTCGTTGGATAAGGTAATTGTCAAATCATAAGTCACTGATATTGGAATAGCTCTTACTTTTGCTAGAACTTTTCTTATTTCTAATTCATTCTCAACCACCATTCTCAACCAAACATTTGGATTGGCAAACTCGTCCGATTTTATATTAAATCCGGTCATTGTTAAATGACCTCTTGGTATAATATCTGTGTTTAGTTCAACAAATCTATTTTCAGATACTATATCATCTTGAAACGAATCTAATAGGAATCTCTCATCACCTGTTAGTGAATAATAAAATGGTACTTGGACAAACACATCACCTGATGAAAATTTATTTACCCATTTTACTTGTCCTTCTAATGTGTCTAATACACAAACTGTTAAGTCTCTGAAAAACACGTCCTCGAAATTAAATCTTTCTCCTATCATAGTTTATAAAAATTGTTAGGATATATATAAAAACTTTTGTCTTACATTTCATAAAACATATTCACTAGAATTGAATATTAATTATATGAGCGTAAATAAATTATTATTGTGGGAAAGATGGCGACCCAAAACTATGGAGGATATTATCTTACCTCCTCGAATAAGAAAACAATTTGAGAATGGAGTTACTCAAAACTATATATTCTATGGTCACTATGGAACTGGTAAAACCAGTTTAGCTAGAATACTTATTGGTAAATATTCAAAAGATAAACCATTTTTAGAATTAAATAGTTCTTTGTTTACATCAATTGATGTTCTTAGAAATGAGATAGAAGACTTTTGTAAGTTTACACCAATGATGTCTAGTGAATCTGATATTAAATATATTTTCCTAGATGAGTTTGAAAGAGTCTCTGCTCAGTTTCAAGACGCTTTTAAGGCTTTTATTGAGAAGTATAATAAGAATGTTAGATTTATCATAACAACTAACCATATCAATAAAATATCTGATGGTATTAAGTCAAGAATACCACAAATAGACTTTGATTGTCAAAATATTGAAGAAGAAAAATATCTTAAAACTGAAATTTATAAGAAGATAACTAATGTTATTCTTCCAAAAGAAGAAACTGAAATCCCTAAAGACAATTTAGTTTCTATAATCACTAAAAAGTTCCCTGACTTTAGATCTGTAATGGTTGAGGTTCAGAGTTTCATAGAAACTGGTGATGTTTCTTCTTCTGGTCAGAATGTTTCTAATAAAGTTAGATTAGAGTTATACAATATGATTTATGATAAATCATATGACTATGAGAGGATATATCACTTTTTGATGAGTTCTTTTGGAGCTGAAAAAATAGATAATATGATTTCTTTATTAGGTAATCCATTTATTGATTGGGTTATACAAGAAAAGAAATCAGATGTTAGTAAGATGTTTGAGTGTAATTTTGTTATTGCTGATTATGCTTCTAAGTTAGAAACTAATACTGATCCTGTCATTTTAGGAATGACCATCATTGGTAAATTTAAGGATATAATTAGTAGATAGTATATTTAATATATAAGTTTATGAGTAATTTTAGTTTCATAGATTTTTATATTGGATACCCCGGTCATCCTCGATATCGAACTCCTGATATTATAGAGGATGATGTAGTTAGGGTTATAGTCCAAAAGTACGAGGTTATACTTTTCACTAATAAAGGTGAGTTATTGGGTGATCCAAATTTTGGAGCTGACCTTACGATACTGTTACATGAGACTAGATTATCTGCTGAGACAATAGAGGGTAATATTAAAGCTCAAATAGCAGATTATATACCTGAAATAGATGGTTTAGAATATGAATTAACTGTTGAGTTTTTGGAGGATCCAGAAAGACATCAAGAGGTTATGGTTATTAACTTTATGCTTAATGGGTATCAAGTTGATGCTTTTGTAAAGTAATTAAATAGGACAACTACTAGCAGTATAAATATACTTATAATCTCTTTTAATTTTAACTCCAATACTTTCAGCAGTTGTAATTACATCTTCTAAACATTCACCATCAGCACCTCCTACTATAGTAACTTCTCTACCTTTTAATGAGTTTAATAAATCATATAATTTCTTAGGAACATGAAACCAGACGTGGTTATTGTTTATATAGGTAATAATAGTTCCTTCTTTAGTATTGAAGATATCACCTTTTTTAAGAGATTTATCTTCCTCTTTTTTACTGATTTCATCATATACCTCTTTATCTAGAATCTTTTTATAAAAATCAGCATCAACATCATAGTTATATCTTTTTTCTATAAGATCTTTTTGATTTGGAAAGTGATAAAGATCTTTATGTACCGGAATATCTGGAGTCTCATCGTACAGATAATCTTTATCTACATTTTTACCATCGACATGATTATCAAAAATTTGATAAACATTTTGAAAGTTTTTACAGTACTTTTTCAACTCATTCAAATACATTTCAGAAAAGAATTTACGAAAACTGCGTTGCACATCAACAACAATTAACACATTTGATTGGTTAAAGTTTTCAAAAATTTTAATATATCTCATAAATATTATCTTTTTTTATATATCTATTCACATATGAACAAAGAGGCTGTAAATTAGTATATAGTGTATATATTAAATAAAAAAACCCATCATTTCTGATGGGTTTACTTTATAGTATTTTTAATTAAAGTGGTAATTCTTCTTCACCTTCTTCAGTTTCTTCCTCTTCCTCTTCTTCACCTTGAGCTTGTCCTTGAGCTTGTCCTTGAGCTTGTCCTTGAGCCTGTCCTTGTGGTTGAGCTTGTCCTTCTCCTTGAGCCTGTGGTTGAGCCTGTCCTTGAGCTTGTGGTTCTTCGAATTCACCTTGTGGTGCTTCTTGAGTTTGAGCTTGTGGCTGAGCTTGTCCTTGTGGTTGAGCCTGTCCTTGTGGTTGAGCCTCTGGTTGAGCTTGTGGTTGAGCTTGAGGTACCTCTTGAGTTTGAGCTTGTGGTTGAGCTTCACCTTCAGTTTGTACTTGTGGTTGAGCTTGTCCCTGACCTTGTACTTGACCCTGGGCACCGCCCATTATAGCTCCACCAGGTATTTTCTCAACATCTAAGTTGTTCATGTTAATATATTTAACGATTTCTTCTGCGATATCAACATCACCAAAGAATTGACGTAAGTTTTTACCAGTTGTATCCTTTACCTTCTTAACATAAGCATTGATTAAAGATTGAGGAATATCAATCATAGTTTTAACTTTATAGATATCGTTTACTTGAAGAACTGATTCTTTGATAATCTCTTCTCTGTTCTTCTTAACACGATAATTTTCATATGTTCTAATATGCTTCATTTGTATTTGAATATTTTTTATGGATTATATATTAAACTTAAAAACTCATTTTTATATCTTTTACTATAATAGTATTGCTAGTAATATACCACCTATTGTCCCTGCTCCGCCAACTATGAAACCTATTATTTTATGATTTTTTTGCTTTCTTACTTCATCCTTTAGTATATCAACTTGTTTTTCATAATTTAACTTCTGTTCTTCACATAGTTTATTAGTTGTTTCGGAGTTTGATAATCTTGTTTGTAGATTTGTAATTTGCTCATCTTTTGAGTTTAGTTGTTCTTTTAGATGTTTAATATCCAATTCCAATAAGGAAATCTGTTTACCTTGATTATCTATCACTCTTATATAAGACATATTTAAACTATCACATTCTAATTGAGCTTTTTCCATTAATTGTAAAATTTCTAAATTATTGTCAATTTTCTGAACTTGTTCTATAGTCATTACAACAACTTTTTTACCAAGAGAATCTGTTTCAATTCTTGGGTAGTCTGTTTGAGAGAATGCAAGTACTGATGAAAGTACCAACATCATTGTTATTAGTATTTTTTTCATAAACGATTTAATTTTTCTTTAAGAGATTTTATTAATTCATTATCTTCTCTTTTAATAGGATCTTTCTTCAATTTTGAAATTTTATCCTTTGTTTCTTTAAGACTTCTTTTGTCTTCCTCTACTTGAGCTGTTGCTTTTTGTAAATCTTTTTTAGTTTTTAATATTTCGTCTTCAATTAATTTAATTTTTTTATCTCTTTTATCAATTTCAGATTGTTTTTTATCAAAATCTAATTTTAAAGAAGCGTTTACCGACTTTAGAGAGTCTCTTACTGATTCAATTTTTTTGTTCTCTTTTTCAAGTTCTTTGATTTTATCTTTATAGTCAGAACCCTTAAAGAACCACATTCCGAAGAACAAAATACAAGCACTTGTTAGTACTAAAAGTGCTATTGATTTTATGTCTAATCTCATAATTTGTTAAAATTTTTAGGATATATATTAAAAATATAATCACTTTATAAACTTTTTTGATTATTTTTGTAAAACATTTATTATAAACAGACATGAGCAAAACATTATATTCATTTGATTTCGACGATACACTTTGTCACACGCCTGACCACATTGAGGGGAAAAAATATTGGGAAAAAACTACAGGATTATCTTGGCCATATAACGGTTGGTGGGGTAAAGCAGAAACTTTAGATAGTGATGTATTTTCTGTTCCAAAAAACGAATGGGTTTACCAAAGATACTTAGATGCGGTTTCTGATCAAGATGCTTATCTTATTATGGCTACTGGTCGACTAAAAAAAGTCATTGGTATGAGAGAGAATATCGATAAGATTTTAAATCAACACAATTTATCATTTGATGAAGTTCACTTGAACTGGGGTGGAGACACCTATATTTTTAAGACAACTCTTTTTGAGGAAATGATTGAAAAGACCGGTTGTGATCATTTTGTTATGTATGATGATAGACATGAACATTTAGTTAGGTTTGAGGAATGGGCGAAAGAACAATCTTGTGACGTTACAATTGTTGATGTTAAGAATAAGACAACAAAGACAATTAAAAATTAATAAATAGTATATGGATACAATTACTAAGAAAAAAACAGAATCAAAAGTTGAAGAAATTCTATCTAAACCATATCGTTTAGATTTACATAATGATGATTATAATACATTTGATTGGGTTATAACTTGTCTTATGAAAATATGTAAACATGATGAAGAACAAGCTTCTCAATGTGCTCATATTGTTCATTTCAATGGTAAATGTGATGTTAAGTATGGTGACTATGATACTATTTCAATTATGAAAGAAAAGTTGAAAACTGCTGGATTATCAGTTACTATGGAGGTTAACTTATAATTTTCTACCAAACCAATCTCCATTTTTATAAGTATTTTTGTTACGATTCATGAATTGTTTTCTAACTTTTAGAACTTGTCCATAATCTACACCTTCAACAAAATCTATATTATTCAAGCATTGATTTATATAAGATAGTAATTCTTTATCAGTATTTTTATTAGCCCATTCTTCCACCATTTCCTTATATTCATTTTTAGGAAAAATAGAAGTTGTATTCACAATAGTCATAACGCAGTCGTCATGTCCAACATCAGCAGCATACCTTGTATTCCCTGATGTTGTTGTGTGTTTAACAAATGTTGTTATTTCTCTGATAGTTTCTTCGTTGTTTATAGAGAATCCTTTTGATAACATTAGGTCTTGGTAATCTTTAACCATTAAGTTTTTATTTTCTCCTACTTTTAGACCTACTTTTTCCTCAGTTGCATCTACTCTATGTTTATATCTAGCAAATATGGCAGATCCATATTCATTATTTCCTTCAAAAACATGTGGCATTTCAGCTAATAAAGTGTTTCCGTAATTATTTAACTCTAATACTATCTTAACATTTTCCGGATTTAGATATTCAAATGATAAAACATATAAAAATTCTGATAATTGTTTAACAGATACTAAATTACTTCTGAATATACCGACTTGTTCTAATCTAAAAAAGTCAACTATGGATTTATAAGATGCTCTTTGTAATTCTATTAATTCTCTTGACTTATTTGTTATCTTAAATATATTAACTACTGAGTAATCTTGTCCAAGTCCTTCTGATATATCGACAGATATTACAAATTTATATTCCTTTCTTTTAATTGGTATAAAAACACCATCATCGTCAATCCATTTTAAGTCTTTGTAACTAAATTTCAACTTGTTAAATTCAAATATTTCCTCTGAAATATAATTCTTTTTACTTTTTAACAATTCATCAATTATAGCCTCACTTAAAAGAGATTTACTCGCATTTATAAATCTTAATCCGTACTCTTGATTAAAAGCATCTTCGCCACCAATATCTTTTATAGCTTCTTCTTTCCAAGTTGTTACCTCCGCTAAAGCTCTTACTGGAACTTCATATCCTTTTGAATCAATAAACATTAGAGATTTAACTTCATCATCAGAACAGAACTCATTATTATAAATATGTATTATGTCTTTTTGTAAATCGGAGTTATAGTCCATTTCTACTTTAGTCTTACTTCCCCATTTTTCTCTACATAAATCAAATATCTCTTCTTTTGTTACTCCATATTCATATAGTTTATGATTGTTTAATCTTAAATAACTAACAAAACGACCCGGTACTTGATACCAGTAAACTCTCATTGCCTTATAGTTATTCTTTTGTGGATCACCATCGGGTCTTTCAGCATCTGTAAGTAACTTATGGAATAAATTCATACCATTTGGTGTAGATGTGATAATAATCTTTGAGTTTTGTATCGCAGCTGTTGTTGGAAAGGCGGCCGTGTAGTATGGTTCGATGATATTAGATGGAATGTGAGCAAACTCATCTAAGTAAAGTACGTCAATCGTAAAACCAATAGCTGGAGTCTTTGTTCTAGCCGATGTTTTGATTCTACAACCATTTTCAAATGTTAATGATTTTTGATTCCAAGTTTTAATACCTGGTTTTAAGAAAAATGGTAGTAATGAATAAATTGATTTAATTTTATCAACAATTTCTACTGATGTATCTCCTTTATTGGCAACAATCATTATATTCTTATCGTTATCAAATAGTATTTTATGTAACATGAAAATTGCCGCTGATATTGTCTTACCAACTTGACGAGAAGCCATTAATATATTAAATCTACTATTAACAAAATTATCAAGTATTTCCTTCTGATAATCTCTTAGTAGTATAGATCCTACTGAACCATCTTCTCTTTTTACTTTACAATACTTTTCTACAAAGTAGTGAATATCGACCGCACATCTAATATACTCTTGTTGTTCATCCGCAGTCATCTTAAAAGTAACACCTTGTCTTCTAAGACCTACTTCACTCTTCAACCATGGATTTTGATATCGTTTAACAACAATACCATCATTTATCTTATCTGTTGCCTCATCTACTAACTTAGTAGTAAAGACCATTTGTTTTTCCATTAGCTCTTTAGCCATAGGTGAGGAGATATTTTTTTATATATATTGTAAAAAACCACTCTCTATGTCAAAAACTGATAAAGAAAGAAATAGAATACAAGATGAGTTTGATGAAATTCAATCAGAAAATGGTGAGTTTGATTTGTCAAAACATTTAGCAAGACCGGAAGATTTACCAGATTTAGGAGAAATCGAGATATATGACTATGATGCTGATTTAACAGTTGCTAGTCAACAATCTATGGATGTATTAGAATCACTTGTTGATTTATATTTAGGTGACGTTCCTCAATTAAAACAACACCCTTATATTAAAAATAAAATGAAAGAAGATGCTACAGTGTATGCTGAGGGTATATTCTTAACAAAGATGACAAGAAAAAACTTTTTATCTCAATTAAGACAAGTTGATAATGGTGATAATTCTGCTAGAATGCATGAAGTTGTCAATCAAACAATTGGTCAAATTAGAGAGAATGCTAAATTCCTATCCGGTCAAAAAACAGAGTTAGAGAAATTCTATAAGACATTAAGAAAAGATTTAGGATATAATGAAATTGAACCAGAGTCTACTAAAACGGTAGATGGAGATGATAATGTCTCTGATGATGGTGAAATAACCGATAATAGAAAGTTAAATGAAATGATTAAAAACGCAATGTTGAGTAAAGATAATGATAAGAAAAAGGATTAACCTTTATATCTGAATCCTTCAAATGTTTTTATTACATTTTGCCATTCAATCTTAACTGGTGTAGTTATAAATCTATTAATCTTATTAAAAGTTACTTGATTTATATTTATAAGCAATTGTTTTTCTTTGATAATTGACTTAACTGATTCTTTTATTTCATCTGTTGAGTTAGAAACTAAGAATCTTATTATCTCACTAGATCCTTTACAAACTTCTATACAATTGATTTCATCCTCATATAAATTTACCTCCTCATATTGAGTTACTTCTTCATTTATGAATTTGTCAATTTCTGTTTTAAGTCCTATCGAATGTTGAATAAGTATTTTAACTTTCTTTTGTGATACATCATCTTTATCTCTGTTATAAAAAGTCTCTGATAAGTAGTAATATTCTTTAACTACAAGACCTAAGTCTTTTAGTTTCTCTTCTAACTTCTTGATTATAATATCATAGTTTTTTTTACTATTCTTAGAACATATAATATAAATATCATCATTTGTGTTTTTAAGATGTTCAAAGTTTTCTGTCCATATTTTATAATCTAACTTTTCAATTATATTAGGATTCATAAATT